CCGGCCCGCCCGTTCTTCTCAATGACCGAGTCCGACTGCCAGAATGCCGAGTCTGAGGTATCGGCGTATCTGCGTCGACTGTTTGACTGATGGCGGCCCTGGATTCCCATTGTTTCAAAAATCGGCCGTTTAAGCCGCTGCGACTATGGGGGTATAGCAAACCATAGGCAGCAGGGCACGAAGCCCGCTATCGTGTTTAGACCCCCCGTTAGTGTCGATTCCGTTATCGGGGTGGAGGTGCAAATTCCGGCAACGCGCCTCCGGGGAGCAAATTCCGGCCGTCAGTAGCCCGTTCCGGGGCATCGCCTATATATATTGGCGTCGCCCCATCCTCCCTGAAGCTGGTGACATCCACCAGCATCCCCAGGCTTTCATGAATCGCCAATATGGCGACATGGACAAGCCACTCATCGCCTCCCTTTCGTTAGAGCTAGAGATCATGCCCGGTTTAGGCGTGATCCAACTGCTGCCCGCCGGAGACTTTCGCGCCAATGACGGTCGCCCGTTCGAATGCGCCGCTTGGCGCGTAACAGACGAGAACGCGCAAAAGATCATCGCGGCGCTGGCCGCCTGCGCAAAGCCGATGGTGCTCGACTATGAACACCAATCCCTCTACGCCGCGACGAGCGGTAACCCGGCTCCCGCGGCGGGCTGGTTCAAACAACTGGAATGGCGGCCCGGAAAGGGCATGTATGCCGTCGACGTTGAATACACCGGTCGTGCTTCCGCATTCATTGCCGCCAAGGAATACCGCTACCTGTCGGCGGTGTTTGCCTACGACAAAGACGGCAACGTCACGAAGCTGCTCAACGCCGCCCTCACCAATAACCCGGCGCTGGATGACCTGGACGAGGTTCAACTCGCTGCCGCCAGTCGCCTCGCTGGTGACAAAACCCCACCGCAATCCCCGCCAATCCCGGCGGACAAATCTCAGGAGTTATCCATGAGCGTACTTTTGGCCGCCTTGCGGCTTTTGATCAAGCTGCCGGAAGCAGCGACCGAAGCCGAGGCAGTCGTCGGCCTGACCAAGTTGGCAGAGACGGTCGGTGCGACCAAGGAAAAGCCGGTCGATCTGATCGAGCACCTTGCTGGTCAGCAAACGCAGATCGCGGCGCTGACCAACGTCGCGCCCGACCCTGCGAAGTATGTGTCTGTCCAGGTCATGCACGACATGAAGGCCCAGATCGCTGCATTGACCAATGGACAGCAGCAAGGCCAGGTCGAAAGCCTGATCACCGCAGCCTTGTCGGACGGCCGCTTGCTTCCGGCCCAGGAGCAGTGGGCGCGCGATCTGGGCAAGGCCAACGTCGCATTGCTCCAGCAGCACCTGGAGTCGGCCGCGCCGATGGCGGCTCTCGGGAACATGCAGACCAACGGCAAGGCTCCGGCGGGTGGCGGTACCACCAACGCGCTGTCGGCTGACGAAATCGCGGCATGCAAGCAACTCGGCTTGTCGCAGGAGGACTTCGCCAAGTCCAAGGTGGGTGCCCAATGACCGCCATTGCAGAGGATCGCAACACACCGTTCATGGATGGGCAGGACGTGCCGGTGCCGGTCAAGGCCGCGACGGTAATTCACGCGGGCCTGATCGTCTGCGCTGACGCCACGGGTTACGCCATCGAAGGCAAGACGGCCGATGACCTGACCTACCTCGGCCGCGCCGAGGAGTTCATCGATAACACCAAGGGTGCCGACGGCGATGCGTTTGTCCTGGTGCGTCGCCTCAAGGCGTTCAAGTGGGCAAACGACAGCACCGACCCGGTGTTGCAGGCCGGACTCGGCAAGCCCTGTTTCATTGTAGACAACCAGACCGTCGCCGCAACTGATGGCGGCGCAACTCGCTCGCAGGCTGGCATCGTGGTGGCGCTCGATGCTGATGGCGTGTGGGTTCAGTAAGGGAGAGCAGCATGCTGATCAACGCACAAACGATCTCGGTCATCTTTCAGGGACTGAGTGCCGTCTATAACAAGGCGTTCGCCGCCGCACCGACCACCTGGCAGAACATCGCCATGAAGGTGCCGTCGACCGGACGCATGGAGCTTTATGCCTGGCTCGACAACTTCCCGCGCATGCGTCGCTGGATCGGCGACAAGCACATCAAGGCGCTCAAGGCGCATGGCTACACCGTCGTCAATGACGATTGGGAGGCCACGGTCGAAGTCGACCGCAACGACATCAAGGATGACTCGCTGGGCATCTACGCACCGCAGGCCCAGAGTGCGGGCTTCTCTGCTGCGCAGTTGCCGGACGAGATCGTCTACGAGCTGGTGAATCTGGCATTCGAGAAGGCTTGCTACGACGGCCAGTACTTCTTCGATACCGATCACCCGGTGGGCGATGGCGTGGTGTCGAACTGCTTCACGATGCCGCTCTCTGCGGCAAGCCAGGCCGCTGCGCAAGCGTCCTACGGCGTGATGCGCACGGCGATGCGCAAGTTCAAAGACGACGAAGATCGTCCGCTGAACATCATCCCCAACGTGCTGCTCGTTGGCCCTGCGCTTGAGGACACGGCCCGAGCGCTGATGACGAACGACCGCCTCGATGACGGCAAGACCAACCCCTACAAGGGGACGGCCACGGTGCTGTGCGACGCACGCATCCAGTCCGATACGGCGTGGTTCCTGCTCGACACGACCAAGCCGATCAAGCCGTTCGTGTACCAGGAGCGCGAGGCACCGGTCTTCGTGCAGCAGATCGATCCGAACGCGGACGACGTGTTCAACCGCAAGAAATTCAAGTTCGGCGCAGAAGCGCGCGCTGCCGGTGGTTACGGTTTCTGGCAGATGGCGGCCGGCTCGACCGGTGTCGGCCACTAATAACCCACCTGGGAACGGCCACGCGACGCCGATACGCGTGGCGGAAGCGAGACCGGAGCTTCGGCCGCAAGCGGCTCCGGCCATGAAATCGAAGAGGACATTATGGAAAAGCAGAAACACCCGGCGATCAAGGTGGCAGCGCGCGTTGAGTCGTTCCGTCGCGCCGGTCGCGTGTTCGGCCGTGAGCCGGTCACGCTGGCACTTGCACAGTTGAGTCCTGCCGAATACAAGGCGCTCACGACGGACAAATCGCTGGTCGCTGTCGAGACGGTAGTCGAGCGCACTGCGGCAGAGGCCGAGAAATTCCCGCACCTCGACGCGCCGCACGTGACGGCTGCCGTCGCGCGCCTGGCCACCAGTCCGAGCGCTGGTGAGAGCCAGTCGGGCGAATGCGCTGGTGGTGAATGTCGGCGTGAGGCCGATCTTGTGGATAGCTTGCAGGAGGTGTCCAAGCGCAAGGAAGAGCTGTTGCGGTTTGAGTCCGAGCTGAAAACAATCGAAGGCGCGTTGCTCGTTCGCTCGTCGGAGCTGGATGCACGCGATACGGCGCTCACCGAGAAAGCGACCGAACTGGATAAGCGCGCCGAAGCACTCGACGCCCGTGAACTGGCATCGCAGGCCACGAGCGAACCGACCGCTGGCCAGACCGACTCCAGTCAGGCCAAACCCGCCGCCACGGCCAAGTCCGGCAACCACCAGGGGAAGAGGTAAGTCATGGCCTACGCCACGCGACAGGACATGGTGAATAGCTTCGGCGAGTACGAAGTCCGAACCCTGACGGATCGAGACGACACCGGCGAGATTGACGACGCGGTGCTCGCGGCCGGACTCGAAGACGCCAGCGCCGAGATCGATACCTTTCTCGGTGGTCGCTACGGCCTGCCGTTGCAGATCGTGCCGCGCTTCCTTGCGAGCAAGTGCTGCGACATCTGCCGCTATCACCTGACCGGGGCCGGTACGACGTGCACCGAGGAAATTCAGAAGCGGTACGACCTCGCGCTCAAGTTTCTGAAGTTGATCGCGACCGGCCAAATCACGCTTGGCGCCGACGCAACGGGTGTCACTGTCGAGCCGAGGAACGTCGTCAAGTCCAATCGTGGCACGAAGATCTTCAGTAACCGGGATCGTGGAGGCTATTGATGGGCGAGACCACCCGGCCGGTGAAACCGGCATATGTCCCGATCATTGCGGCCGTCGAGCTTGCCATTGTTGATCGCCTGGCGCGTGGGCTGGGGAGCATGGTCAAGGAGGTCAAGACCTACGGCGGCGAGTTCGACATGGACGACTTCGAGAACGTCGTGCGCCGATTCCCGGCCGTCTGGGTGACGTTCGCTGGCGTCAAGCGCACCGATCCCGTGAGCACGAGCCGCACCAAGTTTAAGGCGGAGGCCACGTTCGCCGTCATGGTGGGCGCTCGCAACATCCGCAGTGAGGAGTCGACCCGTCACGGCGGCGTCACCAAGGACGAAGTCGGAACGAACATGCTCATCACCTGCGTGCGGCGTCTTCTCAATCAGCAGGACATGGGCCTTCCCATTCGGGAGCTTCAGCCAGGCGCGATCAAGACGCTGTTTAACACCAGTGTCAAATCGGACGCGAAATCAGTGTTCGCGATGGAGTTCCACACCGCCTGGGTGGAAGACAGTCTGTCCATCGGCGGCTTCCCGCAAGGTGGAGCTGACGATCCACTCGGCGAGGTGTTCGAGCAATACGGCGGTCAGATCGATCCGCCATCGCCTGAATTCCGGTCGCTGGTCATGAAGTACTACCTGGAACCGAACGACGGTAAGCCCTCCTTGGAGGACGTGGTGATTCTTGAGGATCAATCATGAAAAAGAGCATGAACGTAATCGCGAGAAAGGGAGTGCGCGTCCCTTTCGAGAACGCATCGCGCAAATACATCACCGACGAGAAGGCAGTGTCGGTGAAAGAGAGCGCCTATTACACGCGCCGCATCTTCGACGGCGACCTACTCGAGGTCGTTGAGGGCGGGCCTCCGGTCGAAGTCGCCGAAGCCAAGCCGGACGGTGACGCTCCGGCAAGCGTCGAGGCACCGGTGGCCACCGCCAAGCGTGGCGGCAAAGGAGCGTAAGACATGTCGAGCCAGAACGTCACTATCTATCAGATTCCGCCCGGACGGAAGCCTGGGCATTACTTCGAGTTCAACACCAAGGCGGCGTTAAACACGCTTCCGGCCAATGATCAGAGCATGATCATCATCGGCCAGCGCACGAGCGAGGGTAAGCTCGACGCCCTCGTGCCGATGGACATTTACAGCGAAGACCAGGCAGCCGACGCGTTCGGCAACGGCTCGCTCGCACACATCGCAGTCACCGCAGCCCTGACGGCTAACCGGTATCTCGCGTTGACCGTCATCGCCGTTGACGACGCGGCCGCTGGCCAGCCTGCGCATGGCACTGTCACGTTTGACGGCACCGCAACGGCCGATGGTGCGTTTGCGCTGTTTATTGGCAATGCCCGAGTCGACGTAGCGGTAATGTCTGGCGATGCGGCGGATACGGTTGCCGCCAACCTTGTTGATGCCATCACCCAGGCGGTCAAACTGCCGGTCACGGCAACGGCCACGGCGGGCGCTGTCACGATCACTGCCAAGAACAAGGGTGAGTTTGGCAACGGTATTGTCACTTCGCAGTTGAACCAGGCGGATGGCATCACGGCAACGCTCACGCCGTTCACTGGTGGCCTCAATGATCCGGACATCGCTCCGGCGCTGGCCAAGGTGTTTGGCGCGGCATACACCATCTACGCCATCTGCTGGGCGACGGAGACGGCGCTCACGAAACTGCGCGATCACGTCAATGCGGTCTCGCACCCGCTTGAGCAGCG